ACTTCGTCGTCTGCGGACCAGAAGTTGCCAACATCCTTGAGTTCACGGCCGGCTTCCGTGCAAACGTTACTGCTGATGCTGATCGTGGTGATATTGGTGCCGTTAAGGTTGGCGCTCTCTCCAAGAAGTTCGACGTTATTGTCGATCCTTACTTCCCACGCCAGCTGATCCTTGTCGGCCGACGCGGTAGTAGCTTCCTTGAAAGTGGCTATGTCTATGCACCTTACGTGCCGCTGCAGACAACGCCTACTATCTTCGGCGTAGAGGACTTTGTACCTCGCAAGGGTGTCATGACCCGTTACGCTAAGAAGATGGTTCGCCCAGACCTTTATGGTTTGGTCATCTGTCGCGACCTTGTTGTTAACCCAACAAGCTAGCTAGCCTGACTTAAGGTCAAAATAATGAAAGCCCCGTCTCTTTGAGGCGGGGCTTTCTATTTATTAATAGATAAAATCTGAGGATCG